GTTCACCCCCGGCCTTCGTGACGTACATCTGCAAGGCTTCGGTGGCCCCTTCGGTCAGCATCGTGTCGCCGACCTCTTTCCCCATGCGAAGCAAGGCCGCCCGTGCCGTGGGGGTTTTGAGCAGATCCTTGACCCCACCCCGCACGATATTCCGCACCCCAGGGAGCTTGTTCGCCAGGGCTTCCACGCCGGTCAATCCTTCCAAGGCTCCGTTGATCGACCCGGCCATCAGCGACAACCCCTTGATCGTCGTCCGGTCCAAGGGGTTCCCTTGCTCATCCTTGAGCTTTTCGTAGTCCAAGAGCGCATGGCCCAGTTCGAGCTTCCCCGCTTCGATCGCCGCCCCGTACCGCCAGCCGGCTAACCCCATGACGATCCCGGCGCCGGTCGCCCCGGCTGCACTGCCAGGAGGTCCGGCCACCGATCCAGTCAGCGCCCCTGCCGCCGTCCCCGCGACGAGGCCCTTCGCCCCGTACTCGATCTTGCCGCCGAGAGATCGCAGATAGAGGGGAGTCTGTTCGACCACCGCCGCAGGGATGCCCTCGAAGAATCCTGTGATGTCGTTCTCGTGTTCAGACCGGCCCAAGACTTCGAGCCGCTTCTCAATCTCAGCCTGTCGCGCCCGGTCCCGTGGCGTCATCGTCTCCTGAAACGATTTGTTCCCCAGGTCGCCCAGTTCCACCAACAGCGGCCCCGTCTCAATGGCGTCCTTGATCCGGCGCACCTGTCGTTCCATGTAGCTCAAATTCGACAGATCCGACTTCGCCGCCGCCACATGGTCAGGGTGTTCGGCCAGCCACGAGGCAAAGGCCGGGGAATCCTTCATCAGCTTGTCGGGGTCAAAGCCTTGCTTGGCGGCTTCCTGTTCGACAAACTCCTGATTCCGTTCGATGAAGTCTTTCGGGAGACCGGTCTTGCCAAAGAGTTGCAGCACCTTCGTCGAGGAGGCGGAATTCTTCTTCAGGCCCAACTGGGAGACGCCCTTGAGCCGGTCGGTTTGCTCGGCGGTTTCCAAGACGGACAGGGCATCGTCGAGGGTGCCCGGTGGCGTGAAGGAGGGGGCTGTTTGGGTGTCCGCGAGGGTTTCTGGTCCATCCCCCAGCGCCGCAAGCGCATCGTCCAGGTTGCCCATTATACGTCTCCCATCCGATCCTCAATCTTGTCCGACGTGGTGATGTAGTGCTCCACCTCGCCGGGGAGGAGCGCCACGTCAGGACTGATCGCAATGCCCGCAATCGGGAGATTCCCATGCGGCATATGACAGACAAACCGCACGGTGTCGTTCTTCCCGGTGTCGTTGGTTGGAATGTAGACCATCGCATCGTGCGGAAAGGTCGAGAGCCGTTCGATCAAATCCTTGACGGTCATTGGAGTCCTTGCCGCTTAAGCCGGGACTTCGCTTCGAGTTCTTCAATGGCCTGATCCGTGACCGCCACCCCCGCTTGCTTCAAGGCCCCACGGAGCGCGTTCTGTCGATCGGGGGGAATCTCCTTCAACGGCACCCGCACGCTGCGCGGGTCTTTCACGTCCTGCATGCCAATGGCCGGCACATCTTTCTTGAACCGGAAGATCCCAGGATCGACCGTGTACTTTTGCTTGAGGAGTGAGTCAGAGAGACCGGACAGCACCTTGTCGATTTGTTCCGGTGACGCATCCTTCGGCAGCACCGAGAGCGCCTTGTCCGCCGCCGTCTCGTACCGATCAAACCAGATCGCTTCCTCTGTGGTCAGCTTCTTCGGATCTTTGGCCACGCCCGATAGGTTGAAGGAGTTCCTGATTCGTTCCCGTGTCGTCAGGGCTGAGACAAACTTCTCGTCAGGCGTCTTGCTGTCCTTCTTCGCCTTGACGTTGATCGCCGCGTTGTAGTGGGTCAACCCCCGATCGTAGTGCGAATCATCGAACTTGTTCAGGAACTCCTTCATCAGTTTCGCCGGGGGGATCTGTGCCAGTTCCTCACTCGTCATGGTATTAAACCGGAACCAGGCTTCTGGATCATGGGGCCTCACGGGCGTCCTGAGCCGAGCCAGCTTTTGCTCAAGGGTGCTCTGCTCATTGGGGGTGAGGCTGTTCCACACATCCACGGGGATGATGTCCCGCACCGGCTTATTCGTCGATTGCCACGTCTCCTCGATCATCTTGGAGGCGTTCAAGAAGTTCCGCTCCGCTTGGGCCTTCGCCAGTTGATCGAAGGAGCTGATTTCGTGTTCCACCCGCTGTCGGACCTGATCGGCCACCTTCGGGTTCTCAATGTTCTTATTGATGTCATCAAACAGCGCCTGCCGCTGTTCCGGCGTGTTGATGCCGTGCTGTTGAATTAAGGAGTCGGTCAGCCGTCGCGCTTGCCCTCTGGTGCTGCCTTCCAAGACCAACCCATCCACGGTGTCTCGATCCTCGTGGGTGAAATGATTCTTGTTTGCTTCGTAGTAATCCTTGGCCTTCATGTCCATGCCGTTCATCAACAGGCCGGTGACGACCTCCGTGTTCGTCCTGGAGAGGGCCGCCGCCTTCCACGCTGCTTCCAGCGGCGTCCCCGTCACCGATTTGCGTTCAGCCTTGTTCGTGAGAACCCGCTCTTGTTCCTTCTTCTGCTCCTCGACAATGAACGGGTTGTCTGCATTGAGCCGCACCAAGTCCGTCGAGGCTTGCAAATAGGCCAGATCCTCCTGGTCCTTGTAGGCATTATGTTCCTTGAACCCATGCTCCTGCGCGAACTGATAGAGGTGCAGGTAGCGTGTCTGCGCTAGGTGGGTCACCTCCTTCCGCTGCCGATCCGAGTTCAGCGAATTCAGGGCAGTTTTCTGGTGTTTTTCCCACTCTTTTTCTACCAGTTCCGTGCCGCCGAGGGCCTCCTTGCCGCGGAGCTTTTCAACGAGCAGCTGCGTGTCTATGGCTGCTTTGTTGAGATTGGTTGCAGCGTGTTGAATCGCCGCGTCGTCCTCCTCACGAACCGCCCGCGTGTACACAGCCAACCCGACTTGGTCGATGGTTTGCTTGATTCCCGCCCCAAATGTTTCCGCTGTCGGCGCCGCTGTCAGCCTTACCCCAGGAATCGGCGCAATATCTACCTGTTCTGCTAATTGTGGGACTTTTGGCATTGCGCCCCCTCTATCGTGTGATGGTCGGATCCGTCGCAAACGGACTACGCCCAAATCCGTACTTAGCCAAGGCAAGTTTGCTTCCACTCGTTAATAAAGTATCGATGGCCTGCATCTGAGAGGTTTGCAGGGCGTACTGCCCCCGCAGGGAGAGATCGCGGGCCTGCACCTTGTAGCCCCAGGATTCACGGGCTGCATTGTTGCGGATACGCATCTCCTCAAGCTTGCCGAGAAACACCGTGTCAGCCTCGACGTCCGCCTGCGAGCCGACGTCCAGGGTCACCCCTTGCGCGGCGTAGGCAGCCCGCTGTACGCCGATCACCTTGTTCGTGATCCGGCCCTGACGCTTGGCCGCAACGTCTCCCCGCAGAAGGGCGTCCACGGATTGAAGGTCGGCCACCCGCGAGTTGTATTCCATCATCTTCTTCTGGGCTCGGCCGGCCCGGACCTGTGCCGAACCTGTGAACAGGGAGGCTATTCCTGAGAGGGCCATCGCCCCCGCAAGCCCGTAGCCGGACAAACCAGCTGCCGCGCCCGGCCCGACATCGGCCTTCGTATACGCCCCCGATGCCACCCCCGCATCCTGTGAGAGTTCCGCAATGAATTCCGTCCCGTCTGCCGTCCAAGGCATCCTAGCCTCCCATCTCGCCATTTGGCATGGCGGAAAGAACCGTCAAAGGCAGCGGGTCACGCTGCCGAATCAGCACGCGACCAGTTTTACTCCACGACGATTGCACAATGATCTCTGCCTGATCGGTTGTTAACGGAATCGCCGCTTCTAAATCCCCAGCTGTGCGCTGCTTGTATTCGTATAAATGATTTGCATCTGGCCCGGCCCAGATGCCCCGCGAACTTTCGACGTTGATGGTAACAGACGTTATTATCTTTTTCTTATCCAGCAAGGTTTCCTGACCAATGACTTCCATATCCAAAAGTTCGATATCCGGAAAGGCAATTGGTAAGCCAACATGAATCACCACATAAGGACGAGGCAAAGTCGGAATCGCTCCTCCCGCCACCACTGTCGCCGGATCGTCGTGCCCGTTCGTCAGCACATGTCCGTCAGCCAAAATCGCCACTGTTTTCCCTTCTAAATGCGAAAGCCCGGACACATCATCCACGGCCTTGCCCCAATTTGAAAAGGCCACGTTCCGGAAAGTTTCCGGCACGGTTCGATTCGACCACACTGTCACTACAGTAGCACTTGTATACGACTGAATCGTTAGAATTAACGACTCTTCATTTAAATATAAGTGAATGGCGTTGCCGACATCCGCAGCTGCAAAAAATCCTGCACTGGCTGTCAAGGTTAAATTTTCTTGATATTGCCACGTCGTCCCGCCAGACAGAGTCATGGTTGTGGACGGCGCAAGAACGCTGGCGCGGCCATCCCAAGACAGAAAGCTGTCCGTGAACTTTGCATCTACGGCTACGTCGGTTACCTGACGCGAAGCAAAACGCTCGACATACCGCTTCGTGGTTCCGTTAATTGTTCGTTTCACCAAGACGTAGATCGCATCTTCTAAGCCCTCGGGCACCACGCACACGCATTCATACGACCCGTCCGTAGTGTGATGATGCCACCCCCAAATTTCATGTTCCCGCAGGTAAGTAAGCGCAACCAACTCGCCATCAGAGCGCACGGCCCAAATAATGGAATGCGGTATTTGGGCATAGTCCCAGTAGTTGATGGTGTAACCTTCAAACAGATGGGCCGCAAAAACAGTCAAATCGTTTCCTGCGTACCCGTTTGTGGAGAATTCATACCGCAAGTCCCGCACTAGGGACTGCCTAGCCTGTACATACAGCAGGTTGTTGCCAATGATCACTGGCGGAATTTTGGCACTGCCATAGTAGCTGTGCTGCTTCAACCCGATCCCGGTCGGCGTCAACGCCCCATTGAGATTAGCATCGCCTTCAGCTACCCATTCTCCGCCTTCCGTCATGAGAATAAAGTTTCCAATATCCATGAGGTGTCGAATCTCGTTGACCTGCCGGCCCGCGATTTGAAAGGTCACGGCGTCATCATCTTGTAACGGACTTGAAATGCCGAAATTATTAAAGCTTCCTGACTTCGACAGCCACACCTTCTCCGTGTACGCATTTGTGTTTGCATAGGCTCGTCGTTGCTGGTAGTAGCCGACCGTTGAAGGATAGTTATTTGCAGACGTAAACGGCGCCCGCGCTTGCGGCGGGGTCAGCTCACTGTCGGGCTTGATATTATCATTGGTAAACGTCGTACCTACTGCCGCCCCGATAAAAGACGGAACTCCGTTGACCTCTACATAAATGTTATATTCTTGTGCCCCTGCTGCCGCGACCCAAGAAATCGTGTGCGGGTTAGCTGTTGACGGATCGGTCAATGATCCTTGCGTCTTGATTGCCGCCTCACTTTCCTCAAATGTTTCCGATTCTAACGCCGTGACATGATAGGTATAGGTTTTACTGCCGGCCGATCCTGCAACCGCCACGCTAGTCGGCTTTTCCTGCTTAGGGGCAAACGAGATCAAAGACAGTATCCACGTCGTATCCGATGTACGCGAAAGGTTGCGAGGTCCATAAGAAGGATGCACAATTGTGACGATGTCCCCAGACTGCACTGTGTACAACGTCGAAAGATCCGCCGTGCCATACGGAGTAGGGATTTCGTAGATATTTGAAGGCATGGCGTACCAATAGGACGCGTTCGGCGGCTGCTGGTTAATATGTGCCGCAATGCAGTAGTAGTTGATCCCCAGTCGGGAGGCCAAATCGCCCACAACGTAGGATGTGGCATTCGACCACGCCGGCACTCCAGAAACCACGACTACGGCACCTTGCTTGATTACTCGCATGCAAAGGTTTTCAAAGAGCAGGACGTAGGTCTGCGCGGCGTTAAAGACAAATTTGATTAGCCGGCCAGCAGCCGCAGAAGATTTTTGCTCGCTGATAAACATGGAGCCGGTTCGGTTGGACACGCCGCCGTGCCGACGCACTAGAAAATTTTTGCAGGTCCGGAGGCCGGTCTGATACTTGACTAGGTCGGCCCGCCCATAGGCTGCCGGTGCGATCTCGCCCCCGGCAAAAGACCGCTGAACAAACGTCGGCATTGATCAATCCTTTGAGTTATACAAACGATCAGCCATCGGGAGAATTAAGTTTACGCCCGCTTCGTGCTTCTTGAAATAATCTTTTAGCCCCGTGGCCCCTATAAAGTGTATGTTTGTCTCGGATGCCATTAGTCTCTCGCTCGGATGAAATCACTCTCCGGCGGTTCCGAATGTTGCTGCTCGTTGGCCCCCTTAACCTTCGCCTTGCCGACAATCATGTCGAAGATTCCCATCGCAGTCGTCTGCATCCCTTTGATTCGTGACAACGACGGCGCAATAAAACTTGCCAATCTCCAAGACACGGCTTCGGCTAACAACGCACCATAAAAATTCGGGTCAACCAAGCGTTTTGTGTATTCGATGTACGCATCGATTTCATTTGTGTAAATCAAACGTGCCGTGCTGTCACTGCCAATTTTATATGGCGGCGGGTTCGGATCCTGACGTCCTAGCACAGTGACGATCCGCCGCACCATGACGCAATCTGAAGGATACCGATAGGAGTAATCCCAGTCGTGCGCGGTTTGCAGGGTAGTAAAGTTTTCAACAAGTCCCGGGTAGGTATATTGCGTGGCTTCCGGCCAAGCAAACGCCTCAAGCGTTGATTCTTTGGCCTGCAACAGAAATAGGTTGCATTTAGCCGCCGCTGCACTTGCTTCCGTGCTTACGTCAGCAATCTCTTCTGAAACTCCAATATGCCCTAGGGCCATATTTGCTAAGGTCGTGTCATCGTAGGCCATTCATCCCCCTCGCGCTAGCGCATAAGTAGACCGGACCCAGTGTGTTAAGGCGGCGTAGTCGTCCCAGAGTGCAAAAAGTTCTTGGACGGCTTCGTGATAGGCGTGTAAGATTTCAGTGGTCGTAGTTCCGGCTTCTGGTGATTCAGAAACTCCTCCGGCGGGACCGGCGGGGGCGGGCACAGGCCCGTCGGGGGGGATGGGAGCGAGCTGCACCCGCCCCACAGCATCAAACACCCGCTCAAACTCAGCAGATACCTTGCATTCTTCTGGATGCTTTGCCACATACTCGTCTAGCTCCTTTTGCAAGGACGCGGTCTGCTCCTCGCTCTCGGCCTTCGCCTGTATTGCCTTCTTAACTAAACGAGCCGAGTTTTCGGATTGAGCTTGAGCAGCCGCCGCGGACTTCTGAGCTTGCTCCGCAATAGCAACTAACATGGCCTGCTCACACTCCGCCCGCGCTTTTGCATAACCCTGCGTACGCCCTATCATGTAACTGGTCGCAAAGACTACCAATACCATGCTGACTCCAATCAGTTTGGTTTGGAAGTCCCAGAACAGCATCAGGCGCACACCTTTTTAAGGTGAATTATGCGACTAGTTTCAGAACCGCCCCGCCGCCTCCCCATTTTGTTACATCTCGGTCACAAATCCGTCAGATCGGTAGAGAAAATACTGCTTCGGCGGCATCGATGGCTCCAACGTCGGCACCTCTTTATACTCACACCTCACCTGAAAATCCTGGTCGGTCGGATAACTCTCTCGCATCGCACGATCCACCCGCTCACGCACCACCAGACACGACGCCTCATCGCTAAAGCGTTCCAAGATCGTGCGCTCCTGTACCCCAGACGGTGCCCCCATTAAAAGCAACACTAAAATCCACAAAGGTTCCCCGCATATTTTTTTTATGTAGGCCTCGCCGCCACACTTTCAGGGGGTTACTCAGGCTGCCCCTTCGTAAAGGATTGTCTCCGCGCTTTGCTCTTTTGACTCCTCTCCCCCTGTCTGCTTTCCCGCCTTGGCATTTTCAAGCTTCACCACTAACTCAGTAATCTGGATTTCTACACTTTGCTGCGCCTTCTGCCCCTGCTGCTCGTTTGTGTAGACCCCCTTGATCTCCCCCTGCGCCAAAAGCTTGATGCCCTGGCTGACGACCAAGTTTTTGATATCAAGGCCCAGTTTATCTAACTGGGCGTTTTCCAAGCGCAGGCATAGTCCGTAGGGATAGGCTGGCACATTCGTGTCTCCACCGACCAACGTAGGCTCTACGTATTCCTTTGTTTTCTCTGCCGCCAACTTCATATTAACTAATTTCATAGGCCTCCTTACCGGAATCGCCCAACGCCGATGACCGATGACCCCGCCCCCGTTGTGACTTTCCAACCGGGCGTCGTCGTGTTGACGCATCGCGCTCCGACTTCAACCACGTAAACCCCTACGCCCCCGCCAGGCGAGTTCGGCAAAACCGAAATTGCATCGCCGTTTCCGTCCTTAATTGACACGGCCGCTGATACGGCTGTAGTCACTGTGATAATCAGCCGTTCTAGAATATCTCCAGCGGTTCCGGTTGTTCCCAAAGTCTGATTTGTCGATCCCGCCGCCACGGTCTCATAGTCAGTATTGAAACTAGCTCGATCGTGTCCTGCTCCCATGTGTTCCTCCTAGATCACAAAGCCGCCAGTAGCCCCCCCGCTGGGACCGGGAATCAACGCTCTGTCCTGCTCTACCGGCGGCGGAATTTCCCCTGGCTGTAATTTTCGCATCCAGAGTTTAGAAAACTCTTTCTCTGAATCCAAAAAAAACACTGTCGCTGGCTTTACCCGCTCCACGCCTCGATAGCCCATGCGAATTGCTTGAACCCGAATTTGTGCCTTCTGTGACATGGCGTTTCTCCTAATTGTGGGCGGGCCAGGATGCCTTTACGGTTCCCAGCCCGCTTCCATTGACCCTTCCCGACTCTGCTACCCGCTAATCGTGAAGCCCTTTGCGTATGACCGATACGCTTGCACCATATTCATTGGCTGCAGTTCTGCCGTGACAGTGACAGAAGGCGTCGTCCCGCCTAGCGTATAGGAAACCCGCACATACCGCTCGCCCGTCGTCTCGCTCAAAACTGGCAGCGGCAGCACAATCACGCTGCCTGCCGCAAGATGTGCCCGCGGAATGCTCGGCAACGCGCCATACAGGATTGTAGTCAGGTTCATCGGACTTGAGAAGGATGAATTGTCATCCGTCTGCACCGTAAACTGATACGTTTCATTGTTGTTCCCTGCGTCAGCAGCAACATCCACTGTAATCATCACCGCCAATGGATTGCCTTCTCCAATAGCCCGAGCCGCTGATAAATCGACCAGATTGGTAGATACCGTGGTCTCAGTCAGGGCTTGAGCATCCGAAAAGGTGTTGTAATTGTCGACATTCATATTCGTGTCCTTTCATTAAACGCAGGCTTTCGCCGGCCGCGTGTTAGCTGATTGTTGCTTCTGTCTCCAAGAGCTGGTCAACCTTGCGAATCGGAATGCCCCGGAACGTTGGGGTCATGATCCCGTCTACTTGGTCGTAGCGAAGCTGCCCGCCAGTAACCACATCATCCCGTCGCTGGATGTCCAACATCTGGAAACATGTCCGGTTCATGTAAAAGACAGGCGTTCCCATCTTCAGTGCCGGAATCCGATGGATCGCCTTGATCATTAGCTCGATCAAGTCGGCCGCCGAACTTTTGGCAATCAGGTTGGAAATATCAATGTTGCAAATGCGAACGGCATAACGCCAATCTCGCAGGGCCACACCGCACTTCCATTGCCAGTGATCCCGATAGGCTCGCATCCGGCCGCCGCCGATCCCGTTGGCGGTCTCGACGGTGACTAGGCCGAGATCCTCGTGGATCAGGCCGGCCTTGCTGCCCTTCGGGTAGATGCCGTGGACGGTGTTCGGTCCCCAGCAAATGAGCCACACGCTCGAGTTGTCCGAGCCGGATCCGCCCCCACTCAGGACGTTCGAGCCGTTGTTGGCACCCGAGATGGTCGCGTACCGCGGCGCCAGCCCGGTGAACTCCTCCGGGGCCGTCCCGCTGTTCCCGTAGAACAGGGTCTGCGCCATCTCCTGGTTCATCGACTCGATGAAGGCTTGCGCCTCCGAGAGCCGGAAGGAGCTGGTGTTGCCGTTCAGCTCGGCCAGGTCTTTATCGACCTCGCTGTAGGCCTCTAGCATTCCGCACTGCTCGTCGATTTGTGCGGTCGTTGACTTGCTGGGCGTAATGCCATTATTCAACAGCCTCCACGCCACCGTCGGCAAGCCCGTCCGAACCGTCGTCCGATGACCAGTCGGAAGATTGCCTTCCAGCCACCGCATATCGTTCAGAACTTCATTGGTCTGGGACAGCAGTTCCACGATTGACGGCGTCTTGCCGTCAGGATCGAGTCGCTTCGCCCAATCTGCCAAAGTCAAGACTGTATTTCCCACTGTTGCCATTTTGTGCTCCCTTCATTGTAATCGTGATTGCGACTACGCCGGGGTTCCAGCCCCGCCGTAGAACATTTCTTCTATGCTCTTGCCGCCCGCTGGTCCTCCGCCACGGCTGACGACAACCCTATCTTCGGCCATTGCCCGCCCGACTCGGGCTGCCCACTTAAGCAGCAATGGGTGGTTCCCATAGCCTGTGACGTTCAAGACATTCGCCAATTCAGGATCCCCAAATCGGTCGAACGCTTTCTTCGCCAACGCCACGGTCTCCGCATACTTTTCCCCGCCAAAATCTGGGTCAGCTTTGATTTGAGCCGGCCAGTCCGTGCGGGTAAGCTTCGCAAACTTCTCTTCTTGCCCCTTCATAAACTCAGACACCGCTGCGCTCTTTCCCTCAAGCATTTTCTGCGCCTGTTCAGGGGAGAGTCCCAGGGCCGTCGCTTCGGCCGCCGTCTTCTCACTCGCAGAGGCTTCGAGCAAACTATCCTTCGGAATGACAAGCAGCAGTGGCGCCGGAGGCGCTCCAGCCGCAGTTTTAGTCTCACCCGCCGCTGGCGTTGCTACCTGCGTAGTCGTCGTCGCAGCCTGCGGTACGGGGGACGTCTCTACTGTCGTTGCCGGCGGCGTGGCTGGTGCGGCAGCCGACGGTGTGGTGATTTCAACACTCATCAGTGTTCCTCCTTAGTTTTGGGCGTGGGTTCTCGCTTCACTTCATCAAGTTTTGCTTCTTGCGCCATTTGATGGTACATCGACGGATCGACTTCCGTCAGATCAGCCAGCAGTTTCAGACCGACTTCTCGGCGGCCTTCGTTGAAATACACAACCGACCCGCTCTGATGAAACGATGACTTAAACACGCCCGCCTCACACAATTGCCGCCACAGAAACCGCCGCCCCTGTCGGCTTGATAAGACATAGGCAAGGTCATTTAACTCCTGCTGACGGAACGACAGGGATCGCTCCCCGGCCCGCCTCACCTGCTCTGGATCTGCCGCGTTGCCGACGAGCGCCTTCTCTGGCATATCACGCCCCCGCCAACACACGGGTCAGTGCATTGTCCGTCGACATATCCGTCTCTGAGAGGGTTTTTGCTGCATCTGCTACCAGTGGCACCGACTGCGCTTTCGCCGCAGTTTCCTGCGCCTGCGCCCGTGCCTGCCGCGTAAGCGCCACTGTTTCGTCATCCTCGATAATTTTAGACGCCACGCCCATGCGGTCCCCATACTCATCGACTACATTGTCGGCGTTAATCTTATCCAACACTTGCGGATAAGCGGCTGCCATATTGCCGACAAAGCCAATAAATCGTTCAAGTCCCGCCACGCCCACGAGCTTTTGGGCCTGGGCCATAACTGATATGTATTCAACCCGCAGGTCTACCCCCTGCAATTCCTTAGGCGGCGGCGGAACTAGCCCTGCCTTGACCATTCTGTCGAATTCTAAGTCGGTCAGTGGGTCCAGCAGTTCGTCGTTCATTCGCTCAAGTACCTGCCCCAGGGCCAACAGCTTTTCTTCGTGCCGCTCGTCAATCTCGCGGGCCGTGATGTGTCGCCGGTCTGATTGCGCCATCATCAAGAATAAATCTTCATAAAATGCTCGCGAAATGCGCCGCTGCGTTTCTTGAATGTCCGCTATTAGATCCCGCAACGCCAAGGAGGTTTCGTGAA